CGAGATCAAGCACAGCGCCAGTCTGAACAACAGACGCTGAGAGCCGCTTCAACAGCATCCGCTGATCAGTTTGAGTCTACCGAAGCGTACACGGAAGCGTTGACGCTACAGAAGGCTGAAGAACTGATTGCCAAGCGTGAAGCTGCCAAGCAGCACTCTGCTATTCTCGAAAGCTATCAAGAACTTGAGGAAGCAGCGCGGGACAAGTACGATGACTTTGAACAAGTCGCCTACAACCCAAAACTGTCAATCACGAACGTGATGGCCGAAACGATCCAGTCTTCGGACATTGGCCCTGAGTTAGCTTACTATCTCGGCTCCAACCCCAAAGACGCGGAGCGCATCTCACGCATGACGCCACTCGGTCAGGCAAAAGAGATCGGAAAAATTGAGGCCAAATTGGCCGCAGAACCTCCGGTCAAACGAACAACGTCAGCGCCAGCGCCGATTTCACCTGTTACTGCTCGGAACTCCGGTTCGTCAACGCAAGACACTACAGACCCACGGTCTACCAAGACCATGACGGCCTCGCAGTGGATTGAAGCTGACAGGGCACGCCAGATGAAAAAGTGGGAAGCACAACGTATCCGCTAACTTTTTTTAGGAAATTTAAATGTCAAACAGCATTCTCACCATCGACATGATCACGCGCAAAGCGCTTGAGATTCTCGAAAACAACCTTGTCCTTACCCGTAACGTGAACCGTCAGTACGATGACAGCTTCGCTGTCGAAGGTGCCAAGATTGGTTCCACCCTGCGTATCCGTCTTCCTGACCGCGCTCTGGTTACTGACGGTGCCGCCCTGCAAGTTCAGGACGACAACGAGCAGTTCACGACCCTGACCGTCGCCAACCAAAAGCATATCGGTGTCAACTTCACATCTGCTGAACTGACCATGCAATTGGATGACTTCGCAGAACGTGTGCTTAAGCCGCGTATCAGCCAGTTGGCCTCCAGCATTGATGCTGACGTTGCCAATGCGTACAAATCCATCGGCAACACCGTTGGCACACCAGGCACCACCCCATCGACTTCTTTGGTGCTGTTGCAAGCCCAGCAGAAGCTCAATGAGAATGCTGCTGTGATGTCGCCACGTTACGCCACCGTGAACCCAGCGGCCAACGCCGGTCTGGTTGAAGGTATGAAAGGTCTGTTCAATCCGACCGACACTATCTCCAAGCAGTTCCGCAACGGCATGATGGGCACTGGCGTGCTGGGCTTTGACGAGATCAACATGTCTCAGTCGATCAAGCAGCACACCACTGGTTCGCGTAGCGCAACCGCATCCACACTGGTTAAGACCCCAGGCGTCACTGCCGAAGGTGCAACGACCATTCTGTTGGAACAAGGTTCTGTGTCTACGACCATCAAAGCTGGCGATGTGTTTACGATCAGCGGCTCCAACGCTGTCAACCCACAGACCCGTGAAACCACTGGTTCTTTGTTCCAGTTCGTTGCTGCGGCTGATGCCACTGCTTCGTCCGGCACTTGGACTGTGACTGTTGCGGCTATGTACTCGGCCAATCACGCGCTGGCTACTATGGATGTGCTGCCTGCAACTGGCGGCGTTGTAACCTTTGTGGGCGCTGCTTCTACTGCTTACGCTCAGAACTTGGTCTACCACAAGGATGCCATCACGTTCGCCACTGCTGACCTGTTGCTGCCACAAGGCGTTGACATGGCTGCGCGTGCCGTTCACAACGGTATCAGCTTGCGTGTTGTTCGTCAGTACGACATCAACAACGACCGTATGCCTTGCCGTATTGACGTTCTGTATGGTTTTAGTACCATCCGCCCACAAATGGCTTGCCGTATCTGGGGCTAATCTTTAATGCCCCTTCGGGGGCGTTAACTTAACATCTTTTTTAAGGAAATTATCATGGCTCTTCCAAATGGCGCTGGTGGCTACCAGCTTGGTGACGGCAATATCGGTGAAGCTGTTTTGTCGGTTCAAGGCGCGCCCACTGCTGTGGCTGCTGCCGCAACAATGACGGCTGCTGAACTGTCTAATGGCTTGTTTGTGTTCAACGGCGCTGCCGGTAATCTGACTTTGCCCACCGTGGCATTGGTAGAAGCCGACATCACGGCTGCATCAAAAGTCAACGCTTCTTTTGACTTTATCATCATCAATATCGATGCTTCCGGTTCTGATTCAGTCACTTTGGCTGTGGGCACTGGCTGGACACTTGTTGGTGTTGCTGCGGTTGCGGTTAATACTTCTGCTCAGTTCCGCGCCCGTAAAACCGGCGATGGTACTTGGACTGCGTACCGCATTGCCTAAATCTGATGGGGCTTCGGCCCCGTCTTTCTAAAGGAACATCATGGCAAATACAAAACCTGTTGGCGTTGCATACGAAGACCCGTATTTGGACGGCGCAACTATCAACAATTCGGTTGTTACGGGTACGGTAACGTCTACCGCAGTGTCTAACATTGCTGTAACAAATGCCACTACCGGCAGCAGCGATGCCGCCGCATCTACCACTACGCTTACCCTTACGGGTGCTGGTGCGGTGGGCTGGGCAAGCAAATCAGACTTGGAAGCAAACGTAGCCTTGGGCGCGTATGCTAACGGTCTGTATGGCTACTTGGCATTCGGCGCAAGCGGTCGCGTAACTGGTTTGGCTTCTGGTACTGTTGGCGAAATTGTGATGTCTGCTGGTTGCACACAAGGAACCTACGCCGCGATTGAAGCTGAAGTCGGTATGCCTAGCGGCGCTGTGACTGGCACGAACACATCGTTCCTCTACTTGAGTTCTTATGGCGCTGACAAGGCAACATTCGACACAAGCGGTACTTTGTTCAATTTGGCCGGCGTGACTAAGGGTTCGGGTAAGCTCTTGCAAGACACAACCGCTGGCGCAACAACCCGTCCAGTTCAAGCGCTTAAAGTGATTACGCCTGATGGCATCCGCTATCTGCCGCTGTACGTCACTGCTGCCATTGCTGCCTAAAGATGATCACCCGTGAAGTGATCATGGAGCGGGTGCAAAGTCTGCAAAAACAAGCCGAGCGTTTGCGTTCCGATTTGGACGCAACGCTCGGTGCGTTGCAAGACTGCGGGTACTGGCTTGAGCAATTGAAACAGGAAAACACTGATGGCAATGATTTATCTTGAGCATCCTGACCACGGTCGAAAAATTGCTTCGATGGAAGCTGAAGCCGAATTCGATGAAAAGCACGGCTGGACACGGTACAATCCCGACGCCCCCTGTGTTGTTGAAGAAGAAGTAGCCCCTGTAAACGCGCTTGACACTAAGCGCAAGTACACGCGCAGGGCCGTAACCGAAGGAGTTTGAGATGGCAACCACTGCTGGCGATCAGATCAACGGCGCTCTGCGCCTGCTAGGTGTGCTGGCTGAAGGCGAAACGCCATCTGCGGCTATGTCGCAAGACGCTTTGGGGTCGCTCAACCAAATGATCGACTCTTGGAACACCGAGCGTCTGTCCGTTTTTAGCACGCAAGACCAAGTTTTTACCTGGCCTTCCGGTGAGATTATTCGCACGCTTGGCCCTTCCGGCAACTTTGTAGGCTTGCGCCCAGTGCTGTTGGATGAGGCAACGTACTACCGCGATCCAGGCACCAATGTGTCTTTCGGTATCAAGTTCATCAACCAGCAGCAGTACAACGGCATTGCGGTCAAGACTGTGACCTCAACGTACCCGCAAGTAATCTTCGTCAATAACACCTACCCCGACTTTACAATGTCGATATATCCCAGACCGACACGGGATTTGGAATGGCATTTTGTTTCGGTTCAAGAAATAACGCAGCCGGCTACGCTGGTCACCAGCTTGGCTTTTCCACCAGGCTATCTGCGTGCGTTCAAGTACAACTTGGCAATGGAGATTGCGCCAGAGTACGGCATTGAACCATCGCCGCAAGTCAAGCGCATTTCCATGTCTAGCAAGCGCAACCTCAAACGCATCAACAACCCTGATGACGTGATGTCGATGCCTTACGCCATTGTGGCGACCCGCCAGCGCTTCAACGTCTACGCCGGTAACTACTGATGAAGACGCCAATTCTTGGCTCATCATATGTTGCCCGCAGCGTCAATGCTGCCGACAACCGCATGGTCAACCTGTTCCCCGAAGTCATCCCCGAAGGTGGCAAGGAGGCGGGTTTTCTGTCGCGCTGCCCTGGTTTGAATTTCCTTCAGACAGTCGGCACTGGCCCTGTTCGCGGCCTATGGGCGCACCAGACCAACGGGTCTGACTTCTATGTCGCGTCCGGTCTACAGTTTTTTAAGGTAAGCAGCCTGACCGGCACGCCTACGCTGCTGGGCGCTATCACTGGCACTGGCCCAGTATCCATTGCCGACAACGGCACGCAGTTGTTTATCGCCTGCAACCCCGACAGCTACATCTACAACGAAACGCTAAACACGTTTGCTCAAATCACTGACATTGACTTTCCAGGCGCGGTGACTGTTGGCTACTTGGATGGCTACTTCGTTTTTAACGAGCCGAACAGTCAAAAAGTGTGGGTAACTCAACTATTGGACGGCACTCAAGTTGACCCGTTAGACTTTGCCAGCGCTGAAGGCTCACCCGACGGCTTGGTCGGTCTGATTGTTGATCACCGCGAAGTTTGGCTGTTTGGCACTGACTCTGTTGAGGTTTGGTACGATGCCGGTTTGGCCGACTTTCCGCTGGCGCGCATCCAAGGCGCTTTTAACGAGATTGGTTGCGCGGCGGCTTTTTCTATTGCCAAACTGGACAACGGCCTGTTTTGGCTGGGCACTGACGCCCGAGGCCAAGGTATCGTCTATCGGGCCAACGGCTACACCGGCCAGCGAGTGTCTACGCACGCCATTGAGTACGCCATTGCTCAGTACGGCAACATATCCGACGCTGTAGCCTACACCTACCAGCAAGAAGGCCACGCCTTTTATGTGCTGACCTTCCCGAACGGCAACGCCACTTGGGTGTACGACGTAGCCACGCAAGCATGGCATGAGCGTGCGGGCTGGAACAATGGCGAATTTATGCGGCACCGCAGCAATTGTCAGTGTAACTTTGGCGGCAACATCATCGTGGGCGACTACGAAAACGGCAACATCTACACTTTTGACTTGGATGTGTACGCTGACAACAGCAGCATCCAAAAGTGGCTGCGGTCGTGGCGGGCTATCCCTACCGGCCAAAACAACCTCAAGCGAACCTCGCAGCACACCCTTCAGCTTGATTGCGAGGCAGGCGTAGGCATCAATAACGGTCAAGGCAGCGACCCACAAGTCATGTTGCGCTGGTCTGATGACGGCGGGCACACTTGGTCAAATGAATACTGGCAGTCGATTGGCAAGATCGGCCAGTATTTTAAGCGCGTCATTTGGCGTCGGTTGGGCATGACGCTCAAGCTGCGTGACCGCGTGTATGAGGTGTCAGGCACTGATCCGGTAAAGATTGCAATCGTAGGCGCAGAAGTTTATGTGACGCCGACCAATGTCTGAAGTCAACATAACAAACATTCCCTCGTCGCGTGTCGATCTTATCGATCCACGCACGGGGTTGATGTCGCGCCAGTGGTATCGCTTTTTTCTAAACCTGTTCAACCTGACCGGCGGCGGCAACAACCCGACATCGCTGGAAGAATTGCAAATTGGCCCTCCGAGTGGCGGCGGCGAGAGCGCGTTTGGTACGGTGACCTCTGTCGCTATGACGGTGCCTACGGGCCTGACTGTCACCGGCTCGCCGATCACTTCGGCAGGCACGCTGGCCGTGGCCTACGGCGCTGGGTATTCCATTCCTACGACGGCCAAGCAAACTGAGTGGGACACCGCGTATGCCGAGCGCCAGCAATGGGACGGCGGGGCGACCAACTTGGTTGTGGCTACTGGCCGTACATCGCTTGGGGCTACCACTGTTGGCAGCAACTTCTTTACCCTGCCTAACCCCAGCGCAATCACTTTTGTCCGCATCAATGCCGACAACACTGTCTCCACGCTTGACGCGGCAACCTTTCGCACGGCCATCGGCGCGGGCACTGGCAGCGGCACGGTCACATCGGTCAGCGGAACTACTGGCAATATAACCAGTACAGGCGGCGCGACGCCGGCGATTGACTTGGCTAGCGGTATCGTTACCGCCGGCACTTACGGCTCGTCTGCGCTAATCCCCGTGGTTACGGTGGACACCTATGGCCGCGTGACTACAATCACTACAGCCGCCAATCCACAAGGTACAGTCACGTCTGTTTCGGGTGCGGGCACCGTTAGCGGGTTAACCCTAACAGGCACTGTCACCAGTTCTGGCAGCTTGACGCTGGGTGGCACGCTGGCCGTTACGCCATCGGATTTTGCTTCCCAGACGGCTAACACCTTTTTGGCTGCGCCCAACGGCGCGCCAGGCGTGCCCACATTCCGCGCTATTGTGGCTGCCGATGTGCCTACGCTTAACCAGAACACCACAGGAACGGCCGCAAACGTCACAGGCGTGGTAGCCTTTGCCAATGGCGGCACAGGCCAGACAACGGCCACAGCGGGCTTTGATGCTTTGTCGCCCACCACTACCAAGGGCGATCTGATCGTTCGCAACGGTACGGGCAATGTCCGACTGGCTGTCGGGACGGACACCTACGCGCTGGTGGCCGATTCGACTACGGCGGCAGGCGTCAAATGGGCGTCTGTGGGCGCGTCCCTGACGATTGCCAACGACACCACAACGGCCACAAACCTGTACCCGACCTTTTTGACGGCTACCTCTGGCACGGCTGCCACGCTGTACACGGGCAACGCCAAGCTGCTCTACAAGCCCTCCACGGGCGAATTTACCGCGCCCGCGCACATCTCCAGCAACGGCATCACAATTAACAGCACAACGGTGTCTACAAGCTATACTATCGCCAGCGGGAGTGCTGGTGTGTCGGCTGGCCCAATGACAGTCGCCAGCGGCGTCGTAGTGACTGTATCTTCCGGTTCCCGCTGGGTTGTTCTCTAAAAGGACTGATGTATGACTGTAACGGCCAAAAATTTAGTGCCTGCAAAAATTGTTGAGGATTCTCAAACAACGCAGTACACCGCCAACAATGTCACTACGATCATTGACAAGTTCACGGCCACCAACTTTAGCGCTAGCACTGCAACGATCAGCGTCAACTTGGTAACGCCAGCCGGCACAGCCGGCAACTTAAATCTGATCACAAAGCTAAAGTCGTTGTCGCCATCAGAGGTGTACACCTTCCCTGAGCTAGTGGGGCAGATCATTCCCGTTGATGGATTTATTTCAACTATTGCCAGCGCTGCCGCCAGCATCAACATGCGCGTCAGTGGGCGGGAAATATCGTAATGGAATTAGCTTGCAACAATGCCTTTGATCTTGCGGATATTACGCCGGACAAAGTGCGGGTATTGCAAGATGAGTTGCTAAAATTGCCGCAGGCTGACATCAGCACCCAGCACACTTTTTTTGACGGTGTGTACGAGCGAACTATCACCATCCCGCCGTGGACTGTCTTAACAGGCGCGGCGCATAAGACGCCGTACAAAGTGCGGCTTGACAAGGGCACGATTGCGGTAAACACGGACAACGGCGTAAAAGTCCTCACCGCGCCATGCGCGTTTGATGCGCCAGCAGGGATGCAGCGGGCGGGGCGTGTGTTTGATGATGAAGTGGTGTGGACAGACATTTACCCAAACCCCGACAACTGCACCGACATAGGGATTGTTGAAGAAAGACTGTATGAAATACCAGCCTGCGGGTTGGCTGACAGCCGGACAGCGGTTCAAAAAGCGCAAGTAGACTACGGCGCGTTTTTGCATCAAATAGGCATGACGCAGGCTGAAATGGACAAGATTGTCCAAATTGAATCAGATCAGATTGAAATGCCGCCGGAATACTTTGTGGAACTAAAAGACTCGCCCATACACGGCAAAGGTCTGTTCGCTACAAAAGCGTTTGTCGCCGGCGAAGTGGTTTGCGCCGGTCGATTAAATGGCAAACGAACGCCAGGCGGGCGGTTTATAAACCATTCGCTTGAAGCCAATGTAGAGCCAAAAAAAGATAGCGATGACATTTATGCCGTTGCTTTGCGTACAATCCCGATAGGCACAGAATTGTTGGTGGACTATCGGGCATCAATGAGAGTCAATTTTGGACTCGCGTTACAAGGAGAATTGCCATGTCTGGATGGGTAGCCGGAGCTATAGTAGTTAGCTCAGTAATTGGCAGCAATGCGTCTAGCAAAGCCGCCAGCGCGCAAGCACAGGCAGCGGAAAAAGCGGGCGATCTTAGCCTGCTAATTGCAGAACGCCAAATTGAAGCAGGCGAAAAACAATTTGAACGTCAAACGGCGCTTCAAGAACCTTGGCGTCAAGCCGGTATTGGCGCGCTTAATAAGCTAACGGCTGCGTCTGATTACACGCCTTTCGGCACGGAACAATTTCAAGCAGACCCAGGATATGCGTTTCGGTTGTCTGAGGGCCAGAAAGCACTTGATCGGTCAGCAGCGGCGCGCGGCGGTCTAATTTCTGGCAGCGCATTGAAGGCAGCTACGCGGTACGGTCAAGACATGGGTTCGCAAGAATACCAAAACGCTTTTAACCGTTACCAAGCTGAACGCTCTGCCAAGCTCGGCCCGCTGCAATCGTTGGCCGGTGTCGGTCAGAGCGCAACGCAAGCGCTTGGCAGCGCCGGTGAGTCTATGACGACTGGCGCAAATGCGGCGCTGGGCGCATATGGTTCGCAAGCCGGTGCGGCTATGGGCGCTGCGGGGCAAGCCCGCGCGTCGGGCTATATCGGACAGGCCAATGCGCTCACAGGTGGCGCGTCTAGTTTGGCTAACATGTACACGCAAAATCAGTTGATAAATCGTTTGTTCCCTGCTGCTGGTGGTAGAACCGGCATGACTTTTGGTGAAGGTCAATACTAATATGGCACTCGTAGACCCCACCATTGCACTTGGCTTTCGCCAGCCAGAGCAGCCAAATTTGCTTGGACAATACGCAGCGGTACAGCAGATTCAAAGTGGTCAACAGGCCAATCAGCTAAACCAAATGAAAATGCAAGAGTACGAGCGCGCGCGTACCGAAGAAGAAGGCTTGCGTAATTTCTTGGCGCAAGCCGACTTAGCCAAACCGGAAACGCGGGCCGGCTTAGCGCGGTACGGCAAAACTGGTTTGGCATATGGCAAGGCTTTGACTGAACAAGATACGGCCGCGTTAACGCAACGCGAAACTGCTTTTAAGGTTCAAAAAGCTAAAGGTGATTTTATTGCCCAAGCAAAGCGTGACACAAGCAACAACCCTTCCGACGCAAACCTTACGGCGTTTAAAGAAGATTTGTTGGCTAACCCGTTATTCACCGAGCCTGAAAAAACGCTATTGGCCGCAAATGTTGACAGGATTTTGGCTATGCCTGTCGCGCAGCGCCAATCGTTTATGGCTAGCCAAGGCGCAAGCGCCAGCGAGTTGAAGCCCGTTTTGACGCCACAAAATCTTGGCGGCACTGCACGGATATTAAGCACCCCAGCTTTTGGTGGCGCGGCTACTCAAGTTGTTGGCAGCGAAGGGACGGTCACCGCCGCGCCGCCTACGCCTCTTAATGTTTCAAGGCTAATCAAAGAGCGTGATGCGTTGTTACCTGGTGATCCAAATATTGCAATTTACAACGCTGCTATCCGAAAAGAAACGGAATTTGCGCCGCGGGCAATTACGAATGTAAATATGCCGCCACAGGAAAAAGCTGAGCAAGGCGAACGCGGCAAAATGTTGGTTGGTGAATATTCGGACATTTCTAAAGCGGCAAAACTTGCGGCCAAAATATTGCCCTCGATTGACGCCAACTTGTCAATTTTGGACAAAGGTTTTTCGACTGGGTTTGGCACTGAGACCGTTGCCGCCGGCGCTAAAGTTTTGGCTGCATTGGGTGTGGCTGACGCAGACAAATTTGCCACTAACGCGCAAGTGTTTCAGGCTAAAGCTACAGAAGCAGTGCTGCAAAAGCAGCTTGAGCAAAAAGGCCCGCAAACTGAGTCAGACGCCCAACGTATTGACCAAATCGGCGCGCAGCTTGGCAAAACTACAGCCGGCAATAAGTTTGTGCTGACGACTGCCAAAGAGCAGCTTAAGCGCGATATGGAGCAGCGCAACTTTTACGACAAATGGTGGAAGACAAACAAAACCTATGACGGTGCTGAAGATGCGTGGTACTCGGGCGAAGGCGGCAAGTCACTGTTTGACCGCCCTGCTCTTAAAGCGTACGCTAAATCTGCTGAGGCTGCTGCCGCACCACCCGCTGCAAACAGACCAAGCTTGGATAACATTTTTGCCCCGAAGAAATAATTATGGCCGATCAATTTCGCGATCAAATCAATACGGCGCGGCGTGCGGGGTATTCCGACGACGAACTTGTAGGCTATCTGAAAGAAAAAGACCCCCGCGTAACAGAAGCGCTAAATCAGGGATATAAGCCTTCGGATATTCTTCAGTTTTTAGCGCCTGTGCTATCTACCGGCGAAGAAGCTGCCCGTAAAACGGGCGTTGCCGTCCGAGGCGCTTCAGAAGCCTTGGCTCCTGTCACTGCTGGCGCTTTGGGTGGCGCGGCCCTTGGTTTGATGACCGGCGTTGGCGCTCCAGTAGCTGTTCCTGTTGGTGCCTTAGCGGGGGGCTTGGCAGTCCCCGTTGCAGACATAGCTGTGCAAGGGTATAACCGGCTAACGGACAGCAATGTGCGAATGCCTTCGCGTATTATTTCCGAAATGCTTCCTGGCCCCCGCGCTGAAACGCCAGTTGAACGAGTTGTTCAAGGCAGCGCTGGCGCGCTAGCTGGCACACGCGGCTCAGTGTCTGCGGGCCAAACATTAGCTGGGACACCTAGCGCTGCACCTGGCCTTCGTGCCATAGGTGAAGAAGCGGCGCGCCGTCCAATAGGCCAAATGGTAGCCGCGCCTCTTGCAACTGGCGTAGGGCAGACCGTAACAGAAGCCACTGACAACCCGTTGGCGGGATTGGCCGCTGGCGTGGCTACGGGCGCAGCAGCAGGCGTGCGGCCTGTTAGGCGCGGTGAAGTGCCATCAGCCGCAGACTTAGCTGCGCGGTCTAAAGCAAACTACGACGTTTTGGACAAGTCCGGTTTTGAGTTGGACACGCCGCAATTTGTTTCGCACATGCAAGGTATGGGGCCAAAGCTGCGTTCGTCAGCCGGCTACGACCCGCGAATAATGCCCAAAGTTGATGTTGCGTTAAGCAACTTAACCGAAGCAACGCCAAAAACAGTTCAAGAATTAGATACGCTACGCACAATTATTGGCACAGCCGCTAAAAGTGCAGACGCATCTGAGCGTAAAGCCGCAAAAATATTGCTAGATGAGTTTGACACCTACGTAACGACAGCGCCGCCAAGCGCAATTGTTTCCGGTGATAAGCGCGCAATGGATGCGTGGAAAGAAGCACGCGCTGACTACGCAAAGATGAAAAAAAGCGAGCTCATTACGGACGTTATTGAAAACGCCGAATTGGCTAAAGGAACACGCGAAAGCAGCATTGCGTCGCAACTTTCTTCATTGGCAAAAAACGACCGAAAAATGAGGTTTTTTACGCCGGATGAACAAGACGCAATTCGTGAAGCCGCTAAAGGCGGTAAGTTGCAAACCATGCTAAATTTAGCCGCTAAATTTTCACCTGTAACACCCGCTGCGGCTATTTTTACGGCTGTCAATCCGCTTGGCGCGTACACGGCAGGCGTGGGTATGGCTGCTAGGTCTGTAGCCGATCAACGCCGTATTCAGCAAGCTAACGCGCTTGCCAGCCGGATGCGGCTTGGGGGAACGCCACCAATTCTTGAGGGCGCGCTTGCCAATGTTCCCGTATTTGCGGCGCGTGGCATTCAAAATAATTTATCTGCGCTGTCGCCAGAAACGCAAAACGCTTTGATCGGAAAATAAACATGGCCTTGCTTTCCCCTAACCCCAAGCAACAGTTCTTTGACGCCAACGGTCAGCCGTTGGTGGGCGGGAAGATATACACCTACGCTGCGGGCACCACGACGCCTATCACCACCTACGTTGATGCTGCTGGCGTTACGACCAACACCAATCCGATCATCTTGGATTCGCGTGGCATGGCGAACATCTGGCTGCTCAGTACGGCCAACTACAAGTACGCTGTGTTCGACGCCCTGGATGTGCCGATCTTCACGACCGACAACATCGGCGTGACGCTGACCACCGCCTCGTTCGCCGCGCCGCCGATCATTGGCAACGACACGCCTAACAGCGCTTTCTTCACCACCATCTCGCTGACGGCCAACACAGCCTCCAAGCTGAACGTGGGCACGACAGGTCAGCGCCCTACGCCGGTCACCGGCATGGTGCGTTACAACTCGTCGCTGACGAAGTTTGAGGGCTACGGTGCTAGCTCTTGGGGCGCGCTGGGTGGCGGTGCCACTGGCGGCGGCCCAGACGAGGTGTTTGTAGAAAACGGCCAGATTGTGACGACAAGCTATACAATCACGACAGGCAAAAACGCGATGTCAACTGGCCCGATCACAGTCAACGCTGATGTTGTCGTGACGGTCCCAACAGATTCAAGGTGGGTAATTCTATGACTATTATTCTGGACGGCACGACAGGGATTACAAATAACTCTGGCACGCTTATTTCGGCAACAACTGTCGGCGTAGGCGGCGCAACACCGGCTGCTTCTGGCGCGGGCATCACGTTTCCCGCAACTCAATCAGCATCAACCGACGCCAACACGCTGGATGACTATGAGGAGGGAACTTGGACGCCAACTCAACAAGTAGCCCTTACTGTTGTAGGTACATTTTCTTCAAATGGTAAATACACAAAAATTGGAAGAATGGTTTATTTATCGGGGTCTATATCTGGTTCTACAAGCATTGCGTTTACTGGCGGCTCTCTTATTCTTGGTGGATTGCCTTTTAACGCAATAACAGCACCGCAACAAACTGGAACAGGAATAACTAGTACAACCACTGTAACAGCGATTATGCTGGCGTATAACGCTAGTATTTATGCTGGAAATAGTGTTTCTGCTACATCAAGTTTTGACTTTAATATAGCGTATCAAGTTTAATTGACTTGATTAAATTATTAAGTTGGACACTTAAAGGAAACACCATGTCAGCATTTACTGAAATCAAAGTCATCGACCAAATCACCGTTACCGAAAACGGCATTGTGTTGTACCGTGAAACTACGCGTATCAGCAAAGACGGCGACCAGATTGCTCAAACTTACCACCGCACCAGCCTAATACCGGGCCAAGACCTGACAGGCCAGCCTGCAAGCGTGGTGGCTATCGCTACGGCTGCATGGACGCCTGAAGTCATTGCGGCATATCAAGCACAACTGGAGGCAAAATGAGTTCTATAGCAATGCAGGGCGGCGCTACCGGCACGGGCACAGTCACCCTGTTAGCACCCATCACAAACACAAACCAGACGTTGACGCTGCCTGATGCTACTGGCACTGTGGCGCTACAGGGCGGCACTGGTGTGGGCAAGGTGTTGCAGGTTGTGAATGTGCAAACAGGTGCTGTTGCGACAGGCACCACGCAGATTCCAAACGATGACACTATTCCACAAAACACCGAAGGTACTGAGTTTGTCACACTGGCAATTACGCCAATATCCGCATCATCAAAGCTGCGTATCGACTTCAGCATCATCTTGGGTTTTACGGTTAGCACGGGCATTTTAAATGCCTGCTTGTTTCGTGATTCCACAGCCGACGCATTGGCCGTCGCTACAAGCCAGAACGTAAACAACGGCGGATTTTCCATCCTCTGCGGTTCGTACTATGTGGCGGCAGGTTCTACTTCAGCGACAACTTTCAAAGTTCGTGGTGGCTCACCCACTGCTGGCACTGTGACTTTCAACGGTGCTGGAAGCGCCCGCTACTACGGCGGCGTAAGTAACTCATTTATTACCATCACGGAGGTGGCCGCATGACCGCCATTTACGCGCTTTATCCGCAAGTCGTTCGCACTGTTGGTGACGAAGCCTTTGACGCTGCTGGCAACCCTGTCGCCTATGACGAGGCTGCTGTGCAGGCATACATTGACGCCAACGCTTACAAGGCCCAACGCGCTGCTGCCTACCCATCAATCCAAGACCAGCTTGACCTGCTGTACCACGGCGGCATGGACGCATGGAAGGCCGCAATCACCGCAGTTAAAGAGGAGTTTCCAAAATGACCGTATCAATCAGCGGAACAGGTGGCGTCACCTTCCCCGACAACAGCGTGCAAGCCACTGCGGCTACAGGCTTCGGGTTTAA